CCTTGTCGCCGGCCTTCACGATGCGCTGGTCGCCCTCGGTTGCCACCTGCAGGCCGCTGCCGAGCAGAGCCTTCGCCGCTTTGAGCAGCGCCGGTTCCTTCACGCCAGCCTCGGCCAGCGCCGAGTTGAGCCCGTTGTCGATCAGCAGCTTCGACGTGTAGCCGCTTTCGCTCTCGACGGCCTTCTCGGCCTTTTCGGCGCGGGTGGTGAGTTCCTTGACCGACTTGTTCGCAGCCGCGAGCGCAGCTTCGGCTTTGTCGGCGCGGTCCTCGGCGGCGGTCAGGTCTTCCGGCTTGATCTCGGATGCAGCTCGGGCAGCAGCCTTCGCCTTGCGGTTTTCCGCGATCAGTTCCTCGGTCTTTGCTTCGAGCTTGTCGATCGACTCCTGCGCCTTCGCGGTTGCAGCGGCGACGGCCTTGTCGATGTCGGCCTGGGTGAATTCGTCTGCCATGATACGTCTCCGTCCTATCGAGCCTTGAGTTCTGCCAGTGAAAGCGGCCGGCCCGTGCCGCTCACCAGATCGCGCAATGTCAATTTTCCGCTCAAGAACATCTCCGCCCGCTTGGCGCCGAGCATTTCCTCGACGAACTCGGGCGACTGCCGCTTGAGGAACGCCGCCATCGTCGTGGCCTTGGTAGGCCCGTCCTTCGATGCGCGGGTGCGGGTGGATTCAAGCTGTGCGTCCAGCCCTTCGACGCCGAGAATGTCGTCCAGCGACTTGGGGATCACTGTGTCCACGCACCTGCACGAAAAATGCGAAGGCGCGGGCACATACTGGATGCTCGTCCCGCGAATCGGCTTGAGGTCGAAATCCCACTCAGCCCCGTCGAGCGCGGCGCACTGGAGGCAAGTGTTGCTGTCGAGTGTTGCTAAGCGCCTGATGCCCTGCCCATGCCGTCCGTTCGCCTTGAACGTGGCAAGCCGCGACTGGTTCGCCGCCGTCATCACGCTGCTGTGGACAAGCGAGCGGACATTGCGCCGCGCCGCGTCCATGATGCCCGGCTCTCCCCTGCGCCCGACGATGCGGGTCACGATCTGCTCCTGCGTTTCCTCAAGCAGCACGCCTTGCCGGACCTCGGCCGCGAACTTGAACGTCAGGTCTTCTCCCTGCCGTGCCCACCATGCCCGTGCAGGCGAGCCGTCGATCAGGATATCCTTTGCCAGCGATGCAAGGCGGGCAGCGGACGGGGCGGCAATGCGGGGGGCAATCGTGGCCATTGCGGCGACGGTCTTGTCCGCCACGACCACGACCAGTTCGTGCACGTCCACCGTGCCTGCAAGCTGGGCATAGCGCGAGGTGACGGCCTTGTCGGCGGCGGCGATCAGTTCGGCGATCTCGCGGCGCCCGGCTTCGCTGAGATTGCCGCTGGCGAGTAGCTGGCGCAGTTCGCCTTCGAGTTGGCGCATGATCTCCAGCGCCTCGGCTTCATCGTGCGCGCTGAGGCGCTGAAGCTCCAGCGCGTGGCGAAGGATCGCGTCGGAGAGTTCTAGTTCGCTCATTTGCGCTCCATGCGCCTAAGCGCTTCCGCAAAGTCCCGAGATGCTTTCTCTGCTCCATCGGCGAGGCTTTGACAGGCCGCCCGCCATTCGTCGGATTGCGCAACGTCGTGAACGGCTTTCGCGAGTGCTTCCGGGATGCTCACGACCCGCTCCCCAGCATCATTAGCCCGGCGACCACGCTACAGGCGCTGGCGATGGTCAGCCCCGAAAGCATGATCGCATCGCGCCACATGGTCTGCCGCGTTGCCCCTGCGACCAGCAAGAACGGGATGACCACCAGCAACGCTCCGATGAACTGCCAGATGGTCATGCGGCCCTCGCGATCGGCTCGACCCGCAGCGTGGTAATCTCGCCGCCGGTGGCTCCATCGTAGCGGATGGCGATTGCCACAGCCTCGGCGGGAGATGCTCCCGCAGCCATGGCGCCGAGAGCCACAGCGCCGCCACTGCCGGTCACGCATGGAACCGACTGCCGATAGCGCCTCCCCTTGCCGTCCATGCATTCGCAGTGCCCCGGCGCGTGGAGAATGATCGCCTCGAATCCCTCCCCGAAGTCGATTTCCTCGCGGTCGCCGTTGAGATATTCGAGCGCCTCATCGTAAACGAAAGCGCAGCCGGAAAAGCCGACCACTGCGCCGCTCTTGAGCCGATGCACCTTGCGGCAGTCGTTCATGTGCTTGAGCCCGTTGCCGGTCACGAGCCCATCGCCCGCCATGTCGAAGCCGTCCGTCGCGATTGTGGTCATGCCGCCGCCTCAAGCCCGTCATTCGCAGCCAAAGCGGGCCGCGACGGCGCCTGCGCATCGATCCGCTCGCGTTCCTCTTCGTAGGTCAGTTCGCTGTCCACAACGTCGGCCCGCTGCAACAGGTCGAAGAAGCTCTCGCTGGAAAGCTCGCCCGACTGCACAGCCTTGAGCAGCGCGGTCATCTCCTGCGCGCCGAGCATCGCCGGGTTGAAGTCGCGGTTGAGCTGGTAGACCACCGGCCCCGCCACGCCGACCCATTCGGCCATCATGGAAAGCGCCCATTCCAGCGCCTCCGACACAGCCGAAGCGATCGAGGCAAGCACGCTGTTCTCGCCGGTGCGGTGGATCGCCGCGGTGGTCGCTGTCTCGGCCACGCGCTTTTCCTCGGCCACCATGCGGGCGCCAAGCACCGCCATCTGTTGTTCCTTGCGGTCGAGGTTTTCCTTGAGCGAGGTCAGCCCTTGACCGGTGAATTCGATATACTCGCCCTTGGCATTGGGATCGGTCGCGACCACGGCCGCCTGAGAGCCGATCCTGAACGTCGGCGCCGACCCGTCCTGATTTTGGAACCCAGCCAGGAACAGCGTCGGCAGGCCGGTGAAGTGGCACCCGTGCTCGTAATCCGCATTCGTCCGGTAGTGCGACAGGTTGACGTCGATCAGGTCGATCTGCGCCGGTTCGTCAAGCTCGCTGTCGATCCCGTCCGGCCCGACGATGGCGAACGGTATCTCGCGCATGTTGAGACCGCGCATGACCGGCCAGAACTCGTCGATCAGCTCGAACTCGCCCTCGGCCTTGCCACCAGTCTTGCGCTTGCGGAATACCCGCTGGCGGTAGAACCCGCTCTCGTCGAGATCGAGCACGCGCCACTGGTCGACCTCTTTGGCCTTGAACTCGCCATCCGGTTCGTCGACCGTCTCTTTCAGCACGACCATTGACAGGCGCCAGTGGTTCGCGATCCGCTCATAGCGCCAGTTGATGATGCTCTCGGCCCGGTAGAGTTTGAGCATCGGCCTGAGGCCCTGCGACTGCGCCGCAGCGAGCGTGATCGGCCCGGTTGTCTCTACCTTCGGATGGTCGACCATGAGCCCGACACGCGACGGCCCGAGGATTTCCAGCGCCGTCTTGCGGGCGAATGTCTCCAGCGACGTGCCGGCCATGTCGATGTCTTCGGCCAGCGCTTCCACCTGCGCCGGAAGCTCGACGGTCGGCCCCTTGCGGAACATCATGCCGAGCAGCCCTGCCGTGGTGCGCCACGAGGCGTTGTAGAACCCGGCCCGCTTGACGTAGGCGCGATAGTCCGCGTCGTCCTGATCGTTGAGGCGCGGCAGGTATGCCTCGCCCGCCTTATGCACCGCATCCTGACCGGCGAGTGCATCGCGGACCCGCTTCCACTTCGGCTCGAAGTGGTCGAAATCCTTGTGAGTGGTGTTGACCCCGTCCATTCGTAGACCCTCCTAAAAACCACCGATTTTGATGGTCCGCAGTTCCCGGGTCCGAACGGGAAACCGGAAATAGCAGAAATAGCCCGCCGCGTCATTAAGGTGGTCGAACCCGCTGGTTTTATCGGGTTCGCCGTTCTTGTCATACGCCTGCTTTTCGAGCGCCTCGACGAAGCTGGGGCAGGTGTCGACGTTCACGCGAAGGCGGCGCTTGCCCTCGCTGTGGATCATCTGGTTCATGCTCAGAAGCCGGTCTTTCACTGCCGGGTTCGTGGTCGCAACGAGCACGTTGAACTTGGCCGCCCGCAGCAGGGCGATGTCCGATTCCGAGGCGTTGTTCGACTTGCGCGCGTTGCCGCTGGCATCGGGGTAGATCAGGATCGCGTGGCCGGGATACCGCGCCTTGATCGTGGCTATCATGCCCGGCGTGTCGAGGATGCCGGTCAGTTCGTCGACGGCATGGGGCTCGCCGTTCCGCAGCACGAACACGACACTGGCCATCTGCCCGACGTTGAAGTCCTGCCCGATGTGCAGCGGCTCGCTGGTCTGGATCGTCTCGGTCGAGGCGTTGAGTGTGCGGTCGAACTCGGGATAAACACTGCCCGATGTGAGGTTGACGAACTCGCCGTCGAGGTAGGCGGCAAGGAGGTTCGGCGGATAGGACGTGCGCAGGCTGTCGATATAGCCGTCGGGTAGGTTGTGCGCGTTGGAATAGGTGCTCGCCTGGATCAGCCGATAACCCTCGGCCGGCGCCTTTTTCCAGCGATCGTAGACGAACCGGAAACCCTCGGGAGTGGTGGTGACGGCCACCGTGTTGAGTTTGCCGCCGAGCTTCTTCTGCCGGTTGCGCGCGATGACCTTGGTCCACACCTCGCGCGCCTTGTCGGTCGAGAGCGTGTCAAGCTCATCGACGATTGAATCCCCCACCTCGTAGGCGACGATCCGCGCCGGGTTGTCCATCGTGCGGAAGATGATGTGCCCGAACGGGCCGAGGTCGATCAGGCTCTCGTTCTTGTTCGTGCGGAACGGCTTGCCCATCAGCGCCAGCGCCTCCTCGAAGCGCGGAATGCCCATCCGCGCCACGAGATCGTAGGTCGGCAGGTAATAGGCGATCGACGTGCTCGGGCTCTCCTGGAACTTGAGCCGCAGGGCGCGCCAGATACCAGCGTGCGTCTTGCCCGCGCCAAAGCCCGCCACCATCGCGGGGAAGCGTTCGCCTGCGTGCACGAATGCGGACTGCGGAGTGGTGAGCGAGACCTTAGCCATCATCACCCTTCGGCGCCGGGAGCGCCTTCATGGGCGGGGAGTCGGCGATGATGAATTCGACCGGCTCGCCCTTGTAGAGCTCGATCGCCTGCGTTTCCTTCCACCCGGCTTGCGTCTTGAGATAGAATATCGCGCTGGCAGTGTCGCCGCCCAGCGCCTTCTTGACCAGCGAGCCGGCCACCTTGGCGATGGTCTGCGCCTTGCCCTCCTCGAACGCGGCCTTGGCGACCGTGTTTCTGACGAGCGTATCCTCGCAGACGCCGATCAGGCGTGCGGTTTGCTCCTGCGTTGAGCCGAGCCCTCCGTAAAGTTTGATCTTCTCCACGTCCTCAGGGGACGGTTCCCAGGGCTTGGGGCCGCGTTTACCCATCAGGCGGCCTCCTGCCCCACCGCGGGATCAGTTCGCGCTGACGCGGCAACGTTCCATGTCCCAGCCCGCATTGAGCGCGAGCTTGTTGTCGGCAATCACCAGCGCCCGCTTCTGGGCCTCTGTGAGCCCATCCAGCGAGATTACGGGCACTTCCCCCATGCCGAGCTTTCTTGCCGCCAGGAGCCGCCCGTGTCCGGCGAGAATGCCGTTGTCAGCATCTACCAGGATAGGGTTCGTCCAACCGAACTCCCGAATGCTTGCCGCAATCTGTGCGACCTGCTCATCGGAATGCGTTCGGCTGTTGCGTGCGAAGGGGATCAGCGCGTCGATTTTACGCTGCTCAATTTTTATAGGTCCGCTGGTTTTCATTCTCCGTCCTTCCTCATTCCACACCGCCATGCCGGCGAGCCGATCGGCAGCACCGTGACCACGCTGCGCCCCATGAGCACGATCCGATGCCCGCTCGGCAGCTTGACGTACGGCGCACCGAACGCGGCAGCAGCGAGAACCGCCGAACTGCGCAGCGCCGTCTCTGCCTCGGCGTGCGTTGCCGATCCGCAGCGCTCCATGTGGCGGCTGATCGCATGGGCGGTGACGTGGATCATGCCGCCTTCCGATTGGCCATGCCTTGCTCGGCTATCGACTGAAGCCAGCTCCGGTATCCCTTCATCCGCGCAGGGGGCCAGCCTGCGAAGTCGGACAGGTTGCCATCGAGCAGGCGGTGGATGTTCTCTCCGTCCGTACCCTCGATAACCTCGGCGCGGCTGACACCATCAGTCTCCTGGACGTAGTACCAGCGGCCCATGCGGCGAGTGATCGGCCGGCGGTTGTGCTCTTCGCACCACTCGCGAAGATCAGGGGCAAACGAGGTCTCGGGACGATAGCGCTGCAGTGGGTTAGTCATCATAATTTCCCTCAATAATCTTCTGGAAATTCGCCCGCTTCATCACCCAGTCGAAGGTGCAGCCCTGCCACTTGCCGTCGCCACGCAGGAACGGGGACGCTTCGACCTTGCCGAAGACGGTCACGAAATCGCCGATGGTGTATTGGGCTATGCGAGCAGTGATGAGCTGGCGGCGGCCTGGAGTGAGATCGCGAACCCTGGGCTTGCCGAGACGCTCGGCTACCCTGTTCCATTCATCCATCACATGCGCGGGCTTGAGTGCATCGTCAGATGCACAAGAAGCTTTAGCTTCTATTACTTCTGTCTCTGTCTCTGTCTCTGGGGGGCGTTTCGAAACCGTTTCATCGCGTTTCATACCGTTTCCGCCTTGTTTTTGTTCAGCTTTCTTACGGTCTCGATATTCGCGCACACGTTTCGTCGACGTTTCATGCTTAAATTGCAGCTTGTCCCAATTGACAGGTTGCAGGTCCTCATCGACCAGCTTCACTGCCCGCAGCCGCCGACCTATTTCGTCCAGTTCCGAAAGCTGCACACCGAGCGACACAGCAACCTGGCGCATGCGCAGTTCGCGGTCCGGCTCTTCCATTTCGCCGCTGGATTTCAGGCAGCACAGCGCGACGAAGTGCCAACGGTCTTCAAACGCGAGCAGCTTGATCTTCTTGTCGTCGATGATGCGGCTGTAGAGCCGGAACCAAGGCATCGCGCTCATGTCCCTATCTCCACGAAATACAGCGGAGCGCCGTCGGAATCGCGGGGGATGGCGATGGGGTAAAGGTCACCCCTCTCGGAAAGCCGGCTGAAAAGCCCATAGACCTGGCTGACGCTCGCGAGCCCAAGTCCAGCCTGCATCGCCCTGTAGGACGGGTGGTGCCCGTGTGCTTCCCAATAGCCGGTAATGAACCGCATCAGGTCAGTTTGCTTTCGAGTGAGGCCGTAAGCCATTACAGCGCCACCCCCGAAAGGATCTTGTCGGGGAACGGCAGGAGGATCACCGGCACGCCCTTTCCCACGCCTTGTCCACAAGCTCAGGGCGCGTGAGGTAGGTGCTATCCAGTGCCTTCCGCTGCTCGCCCTGCGGGGAGTTGCGGAACGTGGAATCGGAGCGTTCGGCCATGATCCGGGCAAGGAATATCGCGCTGGCTTTCGCGGCGGCCTTCTCTGTTCCTGCCGGGTGATAGCCCTCGTGCGGCTTGAACGGCTCTTCCTCGGGCATTGCGAGGCTCGCCAGGTGGGCTGCGCGCAGATGCTCGATTGTGCGCTCTGCGGGAGGCTGATCGAACTCGGCGCGGATTGCACGCCGGATAGCTGCCGGGTCGTCCATGTAGGTGACGAGAACGCGAGCCATCGCGAGCGAAGAGGGGTGGCGCAGTTCGGGAAGGTCGGAAGCGCTCATCGCGGCCACCGCACGGGCTCGAGCCCCATTCGCGCCCGCATGTCGTCGCACACGGCATGGACGTGCTCGCGGTGGTTCTGATGCCTGATGCGTGCAAGCTCGCGGCCCGGATTGCTCCGGCGGAAAAATCGAAATATCATCCCCTCCCGTCCTCCTATGCTGCTTGTGCTTCGTCTCTGAGCGTCGTGACGTCGATCCCGGTCCAGGTGCTCCACAGGTGCAGCGCCCGGTCGGTGTATTCAGCCCGCTCCGCTTCGTTCATCGCGCGGTTGCTGGTGCTGGCGTGCTTGAAATGGCGGTCGCCGCTCGGCAGTTCGATCCACTTGCCGATGCCGAGTTTCTGGCGGGTCAGGTCGTGCAAATCCTGTTCGTCGAGCGTCAGGTTGTGGGCATCGTTGAGCAGCGGAACCACGAGCGCGGCAACGCACCAATAGAGGCCCCGACGGCGCTGATTAGCCACCCCACCCTTGATCTCGACACGAACCTTGCCCTTGATTTCACGCATGGCGCTTTCGGCAGCGGCGCAGGCCGGCGCGAGCATCCCGAGGCGGGTCTGGAAATAGAGGGGAGCCTTGTCAGCCATCAGCCCCGCTCCCGCTGGATGCGGCGAATGTCGGCGGCCTTGGGCGATGCCTTGGCGAAATCGCGGGCCATCTCGGCCATGCTGAAACCACAGAACGCCTCGAACGCTATCTCGCCCACCCTATGCTGCTTGGCGTGGCAGTCGCGGCAGAGGCTGATTGTGTTCCAGTCGTCCGGTTTCTGACCCATGCCCGCACCGCTCCCGTTGCGGACGTGAGCGACCTCAATGGCCGCAGTTCCGGCGCAGGCGCAGCAGGCATGCGAGCGCACGAAGTTGCAATGCGCCGGGCTGCGCCAGCGGGTCGCACGCTTTGTCGGCTTGGGGATGCGACGGGGGAGCATCAGGCGGCCTCGCTCGCGCCGCGCCGATGCGAAGCCCATGCACTGCGCTCGCCCTTACGGCTGCGATGATATGCCTTGATCTTCGGCATATTCAGGTTCTCTTTTTGGGTGCCCCACTTGAGGTTTCCAGGCCGGTTGTTCAGCCCGTCCTCATCGCGGTGGATCACCACTGCCCCTGCGAACGGCGGGGGACCGTGGAAGGCCTCGCACACCGCGCGATGCGCTTTGATGTTGCCGAAAAACTTGCAGTAGAGGCCGCGATAGACGTGCGTCGCGGTGGTACTGGCGCGTGTCACCGCTCCCGTAATCGGCTTGGGCGTATAAAGCCGAAAACCGCCTTGCGGCAGCGGGGCATGGCGCGGGGGAAGCAATATCCTCCCCTCGCTGCTCGCCATGACACCCGGAAGGCTTGGCACGGGTTTCCAGACCTCGGCCATCTCAAAAAGACACATCCGAATCGAGATCGTCGCTGCCGCGGCCGTAGTTCTCGGTGTGGGAGCCTTCATCGTCGCTGTACGACTGCTTGCGTTCGCCACGCTCACCACCTGGGGCGCCGTCGAGCATCGTGAGCGTGCCGCCGAAGCCGCTGACGACAATCTCCGTGCTGTAGCGGTCGTTGCCGCTCTGATCCTGCCACTTGCGGGTCTGGAGCTTGCCCTCGACGTAGACTTTCGAGCCCTTGCGCAAGAACCGTTCGACCACGCCGACGAGCCCATCAGACGTGATGGCAACGCTGTGCCATTCGGTGCGCTCCTTGCGCTCCCCGGTGTTCTTGTCTTTCCAGCTTTCAGAGGTCGCGATGCGCATGTTCGCAACCCGACCTCCATTCTGGAAGGAGCGGATTTCAGGGTCGGCACCGAGGTTTCCGATCACCATTGCTTTGTTGAGGCCGGCCATTACGCTACCTTTCGCTGTTCGCTGATTGTGAAGCCGGGGATCTCGCGCGCGCCTTTGCGTACGTCCTCATCGGCAAGTTGCTGGAGGAAGGCTTTCACCCGGTCGGGCTGGGCTTTGGCGTAGTGAACGAGTGCCTTGCCGCCCTCGCCTTCGTTCAGGGCGGCGGTCCAATATGAGCGGAGCCCGGTGGCACGGAACTCGCCCTTGACTTGAACCTTCTCGCGCTCGACCGAGCGGAGCGCCATCGCGGCTTCCTCTGCCTGTGCGAGTAGACTGTCGGCCTGATCCATCGCGGCGAGGTCGTCGGACTGCTTGGCGTCCTGCCGGGCGGCCAGTGCAGCAGCCTGCGCGGCCTCGGCTTCTTCGCGCGCCGCCTTCTCGCGCGCCGCCTTCTCGTCGGCCAGTTTGTTCAGCCACGGATTCAAGAGATTGCCGAGCGCCACGACAGCCTTGCTGACGGTACCCGGCTTCTTGTTCTTCATCGGCGCGATGTAGGCGTTGTAGCGGTCCTGGATTTCCGCGATGGCCTTATCGAGAGGCTCCTTTTCGACGACGCGGGCCTTGTCGGCTAGGTGCGAAGCGTCCTGCAAAAGCTGGCGCAGCTTCCCTACGGCGTCGGCCTTGTCCTGGTTGTCGATCTTCTCACCGTCCGCCCAGTTCGCAGCCTCGGTCAGAAGGTCGTCCATGTGGATTCTGACCGCTTCCCATTCGGGCTTGATCTGCTCTTCGGGCGGCGGATTGTTGTCGCCGATCTGTGCGCGCGGGTTCAGCTTCTCTTCGGTCGCGTCGGCTTCGGCCTTGGAGACATGCGCATCCAATGCGTCGATCTCGGCAGCGCGTTCCGGCTCCGTCCGACGCAACTTGTTGAGCGCGTTCTTCGCGTAGGACAGGGGCATCGTGTCGATTTCGACCGGCCCCTTGCTCGATTGGTAAAGCATGGTTCCCTCCCCCTCAGTACGCGATGTCGTCTTCAAGGACTTCGGCGAACTCACCGGCAGAGGATTGCTCCTGCGCCTTGGCGTTCGTCTCTTCCTTGGCGAGTTTGGCGAGCTTGTCGTTCAGGGCGCGCAGGGCGTGGCCGTACTGGTCCTGATTGAGCTGGCGGAGGTTCTTGACCTTGTAGTGCTTGAGCATGGCCGTGGTGTCGGCCTTGGTCGCCTCGATCAGCTTGACGAGCTTCGACCATTCGGCATCGGGCATTTCGCCACTGTCAGAAGCCGCAGCCTGCTTGTTAGGTGAGGCGGCGACCTCTGGCGTATCTGCGTCCGCGTCATCGTCACCCTCGGTCGGGATGGCGAATGCCATGAACGCGGCGTATTTGTATGCTGCCGACATGGCTTTGTTCGTGGCCTTGTCGCTCCGGTCCATCGCCTCGCCGTAGGTGCGGACGGTGTGCTTCGATCCGTCATCCGAAGAGACGAAATCGAACTCCGCCGTCACGGTGACGTAGAACATCGGGTCGCCCTTCTTGCTGACCCGCTCCACGCTCTCGCGCTCGATGATCCGGGGCAGCACGCAAAGCCCGTGCTTGGCGAGCAATGGCGCCAGGGCATTGTAAACCGCGTCGATCCCGCGAAACTTGTAGCGGTCGAAGCTGTTCTCGCTGTCCTTGCTGATGCCAGTGTGTGCCAGCGCGCCTTGGACGGCCGCGATTTTAGCGTAAACGCTACTTGCGATAGCGATGCCCGCTTTGCCGGAGACGGGAACCGGCTCCGCTGCGTCAGCAGGGGCAGCGCGGGCCGCGTCAGCGGCATCGTCACCCTTCATCTTTGTAACTGTAGCCATTTCTCATACTCCCTTTGCGAATAGTCCAATCCCCACCCCGACCACCGCAGCAGCAATCAAAGGTGCAGCCACAGCCCAAAAGACATCGCTGGTGGGATAGGTGTCGTCGGCGAACCAATCGGGCTCGTCGGCGAACAGAGGTTCGTTGCGGGGCGCATCAGGCGGCCTCCACTTCGGCAAACATGCCAGCGGCTTGGCGCACACGGCGCTCGGCAATCGCGGCGTAGTCAGGGGACAGTTCGCAACCGATCGCGTCGAATTGCTCGGCATCGGCGGCGATCAGAGTTGAGCCCGAACCGGCGAATGGATCGAGCACCACCCCGCCCACAGGGGTCACGAGCCGGCACAGCCAGCGCATCAGATCGACAGGCTTTACCGTGGGGTGATTGTTGCCTTCGCCGCGCTCTTCGGTCGTGGCTTTGGCGCAGTAGAAGAAGCGGGCAGCGGAGCCGGAGTCGCCGCGAACCGGGCGGATGCCGCCGCGCTCCATGTCTCCATAGACGTTTTTCGTGCGCTTCCCGTCGCCACGAGCGGCTATCAGTTGCCCCGGCGCGTCTGGAAACGCCGCCAGCACTTCCTCGCTGCCATCGTGGATAATGTTGGCGGGCCAGCGGCCTTCGTTCGGGTCGCCCGATACGCGCCGTTCGGAGGTCACGTTGAAGCTGGTCGCGTTGCTGTTTATGCCTTGCGTGACTTGGGGCTTGACGCCCTCAACCCGGCACCCGTCGATATTGATCGCCCCGGTGCCATACTCTGCGATGTTCCCCGCGACCGTGCCTATCAGCGGCTTGCGGGCAAGGCAGATAGGCTCCCAAGCGGGCTTGAGCGCGGTGCCCCATCCGCCGGGCTGGTTATGCGATTTCGGGAAGCCGCTGCCGTAGGTCCATGCGAGCTGGTCGCGGATTTCAAAGCCCGCGTCCTCGATTGCGCAGGCCATGCGGTGATAGGTGCGGGTGCCGGAGAAGGCGACCATGTGAGCGCCGGGCTTGAGCACGCGCAGCACTTCGGCCCATGTCTCAGGCTGGAATGCGACATCGCCGCCGTCCCACTGCTGGCCCATGAAGCCCTTGCTGGCGCGGGCGTAGGCACCCGTCTTGCCTACCTTGGCGGGGGCCGCATTGGCAGCGCCGAACCGCTTGACGATGCTGGTCAGGTGATACGGGGGATCGGTGCAGGCCGAGTCAACGGAGTTGTCCGGCAGCTCTTTCAGTCGCTGCCTCATGTCGCCCACGAGAATGCGAACGCTCACGCCACCCTCCCCAGCGGCAGATGCACCACCTTGCTGCTCAGCTTCTCGCGCTCGCAGTCGGAAATGTCCGTGCCGGCCGGAGACGCGGGATGGTGCGCCGCGTTCTTCTCGTGCAGGAAGTCGGTGAAGCGGTCGGCCAGGTTGTCGAAGTCCAGGTCCTCGGGAACCTCGACCAGCGCCATACCGGCGGGCAGCAGCAGCGAGAGCATGTCGGTGGGCAGCGCCCGTCCGTCCGCGAGGGCATAGACGGCGCTCATCGGGATAACCGAGGGCTCGCGTTCGCCGCCGGGGAAGTAGGAAAGCAGCGTCGGGTAAGGAATCCCGCTGTCCTGCTCGACCGCCTTCAAGGCGATGCCGCGCCGGTCGATCTCGCGGCGGATGGCCGCTTGGCGCTGGCGCACGATCATAGAAACGTCACGCATGATGTGATTGCTCCCCCGGGCTATCTGCGTTGTCATGGTTGAAAGGATCGAAGAGCGCGCCGGGGAGTGTGTCTCCATCGGGGAGGCGGCCCGGCGTGTGCTCGCTGATCTCGAAGCGGCAGTACGGCAGCGCAGCGAGCCATTCGCCAGCGTCCTCGTCTGTGCCGATGTCGATGATGGTGGGGTGAGCCATCTACCGCTCCCACCTGTCATTGGCGGGGGCCGGACCTATGCGGCACCAGTGGTCGTTCGCGGGATGCAGGATCGCCACGGGCCGGAAGGGAAGCAGCTTCCCGTTGACGCAGGCGCGGGTCATGCTGTCCACCGGGAACCCGTGAACGGGCAACCAGTTGAAATACCTAGCGGAGAACCTTCACCTCTTAAGGCGAAATTCAGTTTGCGGGGGGCATCTTGGCATCCATTTGGGGAGCCTTCATGCCAGATTCCGACATCACCGAAGTCACGCAGCCCGTCGATTTTGCGATCATCGAGGATCGCCTTCACTTCACTCTTACGAGCGGTAGCCGGAAGCGAACCTACGCCATCACGTTCCACAAGGCGCGAGGGGCTGCGCACGAGGTCGGTGTGCTGCTCGATGAGCGGGACCGGGACGGGTGCGACATTCGCCAGTTCAAGAGGAAGCGATAGGCTCACGCTGCCGCCTTGCGGACACCTTCAATGTCGCGCTTGTTGAGGCCGGCCAACGGGCCAAGCTGCTCGCCGGTAGCGTCAAAGATGCGGAGCGCTACCGCCAATGAAGGCGTCCGCTCCCCCTTTAGAATTTGCCAAGCGTAGGGGACGCTGATGTCGGCGGCTCTGCTGAGTTCTGTGGGTGACATACCCCTAGTTAGCGGAGCGCTAACCCAGAAGTCAAGCGCGAAAGTTAGCTGTGGCGATAACGCGGCGGCGCCTTGGGCGGCGTATCATGTTTGCATGAACGACAAGCCGAAAAACCATCTTCGTGCGTGGCGCGAGTTCCGGGAGATGAGCCAGGAAGAGCTGGCCGACCGCCTCGACACCGCCAAGGGCGTAATCAGCCTTTTAGAGAACGGCAAACGACCTCTATCCGATAAGTGGCTGCGAAGGCTCGCAGAAGTGCTGGAAACCAACCCCGGCCACATTCTCGATGTCGATCCCAACGAGCTGGATAACGACATCATCGACATCTGGACACGCATTCCAGAGCGTGACCGCGAGCAGGCGGCGCGAATCCTCCGCACCTTCACCAAAACAGGCACCGACGATCAGTGAGTTAGCCATACGCTAACTTCCTGTTGACAGCCGGTTAGCGCACCGCTAACACTACCTCCAGACGCCAAGCCTGACGCTCGGCGAACGGAGGACAGCATGGAACTCGCGACTACCGCAGTTGAGTACGCCAAGCGCTACCACGAGGCTTACGATGCCGGTGCGCTGGCCCAAGGCACATGGCACGGCGAACGCGATGGCCGCGAGGTAGCCTGCGCCCTTGGTGTCATCGGCAAGGAGGTCGACAGCCCCACCAAGTGCCCCGCGCAGATCATGCCGCGCTGGCTGGCGCAGATGGTGCCCGGCTTTTTCGACCGCCAGAACGAAGCCGATGCGCTCATGTGGGGGCTTTCCTTCACCGATGAACTGGCGCGGCTCGACGGGCAGGTTCCGTTCAGCGTCATCCACGACTGGCACGCGAACACGGTCTGCCAGCTTGGCATTGATGCAGCCGAAAAGCGCGAGCGCGATCCAGCGCCGCACAAGGCATTACAAGCGCTCCACCTGCGGGCTCTCGGCGGCGAGAAGATAGCGGTGGACGAGTGGCATCCGGTTCTGAGGGACGCCTACGCCTACGCCAACGCCAACGCCAACGCCTACGCCAACGCCGACGCCAACGCCTACGCCGACGCCGACGCCAACGCCTACGCCGACGCCAACGCCTACGCCTACGCCAACGCCGACGCCTACGCCTACGCCTACGCCTACGTCTGCGCCGACGCCTGGAAGCGTCTGGCAGACGGCATGGTCGAGGCGCTCAAGCGCGTCCCCACAGCATAACAGCAAACCCGCCAAGCCTGACGCGCTTGGCATGATGGAGGACAGAAGATGCCCGAACAAATCTACTGGTGGCAGTCAGGCTCCCTCTTCCACGCTCAGCGTGGCGGGGCCGACCCCAGCATTCTCTACACCTCGACGGATCTAGCTGACGCGCTTGAGCAGGTCGGCTTCCGTGATGGTGTGGACGTGGTGCATCCGAACGAGGCGCCCGATCTCGAAACCGAGGGTTGGTTCTGATGACCTCCCCCGGGAGGCGCAGTATGAGCGCGAACCCCATCCGCGTGGCGACCGCCGTTCTCAGTGAGCGCATCTTTGCTGGTCGCCCAACAAAGGACGGCCTCGGCTTCAAGGAGCCCCGTTACGATGTGACCAGCGATGTGTTGGTGGCGGTCAAGGACAAAGTGGGCATCGGCAACGAGGTCACCGTTGAACTCGACGGCAAGCCGCAGTTTCGTATCGCCGTGCTTCCGGTCGCCTTAGCCAAGGCTCGCACCGAACAGGTGCCCGCATGACCTCCCCCTCCCCCGAGCGGGTAGAGGACACCCAGCAACATTTCAACACACCGCCAAGCCTGACGCGCTTGGCATGATGGAGGAAACGATGCTTAGCCGCACATTCGAAATCGATGACATCACGCCGGATGAACTGGCGTTCCTGTTTGCAGAAATGGACGGCGAGCAACAGGCCCGCTTCTTCTCCTGCGTCGGGAAGATCGCGGCGACTTGGCCTGGCGCCGGTTGGTGCCAGCAATGCTGCTCGATCTCGGAGCACCTCGACAAGAGCGCCACCGAGACGATCCTGAAGCTCGGCGAGTGGGCATCTGACCCTTACGTCCGTGCCGAAAGCGCCGCGTCGTGACCTCCCCCTCCCCCGAGCGGGTAGAGCCGGGAACGGGGCATACTCCGCTGCCGTGGGCGGTAGTGCTTCGCCGCGGAAACGCGCTTGTCTATCAGGCGGGGGCCGATCCGATGCGCGTTCTGAGTGTCGCCGAGGCGCATTCGGGCAAAACGCTTGAGGCCGATGGGTCCGCCGAAGCCGAAGCCAACGCCCGCTTCATTGTCCATGCGGCGAACTGCCACCACGAAATGCTGGAGGCGCTGGAGCAAGCGGTCGAGGAAATCGAAGACTTGCGCCGTTATGCGAACAGCCACGGCGGCATGATCGACGACGAACGCTGCGACTACGGACGCGAAGCCATCCGTAAGGCTCGCTCTGGAGCAGAGCAATGACAGCCCCTAAGGATGGGCGTCGACGCAATTGGCGCGGCCAGTTCGTGCGCGAGCTGACCCCCACGCCAGAGGAAGTCCGCTGCTGGCTGATATGGTCGCGCAAGTGGAACCTTTGGCACAGGCGGTCAGCCGATGGCGGCGCCTGCGGCTACACCGATAGCATCGCCGAGGCTGGCTTGTTCCCGTTCTCCAAGGCCAACGCGTATCACGATGGCTGGGACAACGAGGCCTTTCATGTCCGCGATAAGATCGCGCTGATTGAATGGGATGTCGCCGAGCGCGGCCAGCAAATCGAACTGCTGAATGCCAAGCTGGCGCAGGTGGCATCATGAATATCCCTCTCCGCCTCGTCACCCCCGAATTAGACGAGCAGGACCGCATCGCCGACCAGTTCCCCGAGTTCGCCGAGCAAGAGCGCATCCGCCGCAAGGAACAGAACGCCCGCGTGGTCAAGGCATTCACCACTGCCCGCGAGGAAATCACCGATCGCTTCGGCAAGCCCCGTGTTCTGACAGCGGAAGAGAAAGCCGCTGTGGAAGCCCGCGAGCGCGAGATGGCCGTGGCAAGGGCCGATGCTGCTGTGATGGGCCGCGTTTGGGATCTGCTGGCCGAGGAAGGGGAGAAGCTGTGATGCTCTTGAAGTACAACCAGTCTGGCAACGATCTCCACGCCGAGCCTGTCTCTTGCACCTGTAAGGGAACGCCGACCTGGGACTTCAAAACCGCCGACCAGTACCCGCACAAGATCCGCCTGACGGGCTACGACGATGCGAACTTTTGGGATCACGCCAGCGCTGAGCCCAAGGACGGCGCCTGCAAGTGCGGCCGTCCCTACCGCTATCACTGGAAGCGCGATGGCGTCGAGTTCGACTGGCTGGCCGATGAAGGCCGGATGGGGAGGGAGTCGTGAGCGACTGGCAACCCGGTGATCTGGCGCTGTGTGTCCGCAACTCGGACCAGAAGCTTGGCACGACAAAGCTCGTGATGCCCGGCCGCATCTACACGGTGACTGGGATTTATGTGTCCGGCAAATGCGGCAGCCTTGCCTTGGTACTCGCGGAAGCGAAGCCGAGTAAGAACCCGGGATTCCATGCCTTCCTGTTCCGCAAGATCCGCCCGCACACCCCCGACGAAGAGGACCGCGAGACGATCCGCCTGCTGAACAGCGAACCCGTTCTCGAACCAACCGGCGCCTACTCGGAGCAATCCTCGTGACCGTCTGGCAAAACACCGGCTCCTTCGCGGGGCTGCTGTGGTTCGACGCTGCGGTGAAGCGGCTCGAGCAGGACTTCGAACAGCACAAGCGAGCCATCGACAAGCTCGATGAGCGGCTTGCCAAGTGGGAGAGATACTGTGGCTGAAGAGATTACAGAGGACCGTCCTTTCGGTTTGACAATCCCGGACGGCATGGTCTGGCAATATCAGCAAACCCTCCGCGGTGGCCGCCTGCAACACACATGGCTGCTCAAGGGCGAAGCTGGCGCGATCCATGTGGATGCGTGGGTTTCCCCGTGCCTCGCACCTTACCCGGCCGAATGGGCGGGTGGTATAGAGATGCACCGCCCTTGTGAGGCCGAGAATGCCCACCACGAGCATTGCTGGGCGCTAGGCGGCCCATGCCAGCACGATGGATCGTCGCTGCAATTCAGTGAGCAGATTGCACCCTATCTGAACTACACCGACGCGCCCGACGCGCATGTGATGCGCCTCGAGGATCACCAGCGCGTCCTGTCGATCATGCGCCACCGCTACGGCATTTGGCTGGCGGAGAGCTCCCATGACTAAGCTCCATGCCCTCTGTCTGGGTGGAGCTGCTGCTCTGGCTTTGGGGCCGGGGATGGCGACGGGTGTTATCGAGGCGGGGATGAACCCGTTCGTGGCGAAGCCTATCGCTTTCGCGGGAGAGCGGAAATGACACGGCAGTATCGCAGCGCGGCCCTAAAGCCGGATCAGCGGCACTCCATCTATCCGGGCGCGCGTTCCGCAATTGATGTGCTTGCGGAGGAAATCGGCTGCGACAGGCAAAGGGCGCGCGAGGTTTTACAGGGCTTGGTCAATGCGGGCTTTGTCATAGCGCCGCGCGAGCCGTCCAATCCGATGCTGGATGCCTACATGCGGGCCTTGGGGACACGCCCGTCGCGGCACCGCTCCGTCATCATGAACAACATCGGCAAGGCGCGCAAGCGCTGGCAGGCAATGGCTCTGGCCGGAACTAGGGTCGCACTGACATTCAACCATTATCCCGACCAGTCTGCGCAAGCGGGCGAAGCCGGAACGGCGGAGACGCGGAGCGGCTCCGTTCACGAGCACGCGGTCCCCGAAGGGGATGCGCCCGAACCTATTTCCACCAAGGGAGACGCGGGCCCAGCTTAACAAGCGCCGCGTACAAATCATGACCTCTCGTATCGCACAACGAAACGGCCGCCCGGCCTACGAGAACGCCCCCGAGCGCAAGCGCGCCGCTGTGCCTATGCGCGACTGGATCAAGCGCCACGAGCGAGGAAGACAGGGAGCGCGGACGTGAAGGATCTGATCGAGCGGCTGCGTGGCGGAAAGTGTCCGACCTGTAATGGTTGGGGCGAACTCGCGTTCGGCGGCGAGATGGTGAACTGCGGCTGTCTTGGCCGATATGAATCGCCGATCTCAATGGAGACGAGGCAGCGTGCCGCCGACACCCTCCAATCCCAAGCCGATGCAGCCGCTAAGCTGGTGGAGGAAAACGAAGCGCTGGTCCACGATCTTACCCGGTCAATGGATACCGCGAACCACTATGTGAACGAGTGCGCTAAGCTGGCGGCTGCTTTGGAACATATTGCCATCGCGGAAAGCAGCGAGTGCCGCATGCTCGCCCGCCAAGCCCTCACCGAACACGAAGGAGCCAAGTGATGTGCGGACACGGATATCAATGGCCGGAGGAAGCGCTTCCGCCCACAGCGAAGGAACCGATTATGGACCGGAATGAACTGGCGGAAGCCCGCGAAGCGATGCTTCAAACGGCGCATGAACTTCGCGAGAACGCCAACGGTGACTGCAGCGCTATCGAGCAAGCAATCCGCTGGGAAGAACGGGCAGCCGCTCTTCCCACCACCGAACAGCCGAGCGAGGGGGTGGAGCGGAGTATGTTGCACGTCGTTTTCGACGGTCCCCCGTCTCACGAGAGCGGACGTTTCGTGGAATGCGAAACACCGGATGGGCGCAGTGTAAATGCAGGCGAGTGGCACGAGCGGGCCGACGGCCTTTGGGAACTGCGCATCCAAACCGCCCCCGCCACCATCTCCCGCCACAACGGCGACTTCCTAGGCAAGACCGACGATCCTGCCGTGATCAAGCACGCTGAGAATGCCGGGTACGATGTTAGCAGGGATGGGGTGGAGACGCTTCAAGTTTGCCCGCGACCGAGTGAACGGGATGTCGCGACCCAAGCCGCCCTGTCCGTATCCTCCCCTGCCAGCGAGGAGTTGCGGCGGAAGCTACGCGAACAAGTACCGCGCTGGATCGCTGAGATCGGCCCCGCCTGCATCTCTCCCCGGCAGGAAGTCGTTGCAAACCGCCAGTCGGCAATGGATCGGCTGTGGGAGCGCATCGACGCAGCACTAGAGGACAACTCCGATGGATGAAATCTATAAGAGGCTCGCAGCCATAGAGGCTAAGCGAGCAGCAATGCCCCCCGCCGTACGCGCCGCACTTGAAGCTGCTGAGCGTGCAGCACAGCGGGAAAGCTTCATCAGAGCGATGGCCCCTTGCGAGCATGGCGACTACGATTGGGAGACTTGCCCGCATTGCCTCGCGAAATATATGCCGGAGGACAACTCCGATGGACGCTGAGAAAGATCTCGCTCTGTACGCCATAGGGGCTGCCTTGACATACTGGCAGCTAATCTACTGGCGATACGACGATAAGGACTTCGCAAGGCCTCCCGCCGCCTTCATCGCGATCCTTTGGCCGATGTGTCTCGTGGTCGGGACGTTCTTCTTAGGCGGTGTCGCCCTCTATAAGTCTGCAGAATGGGTGCGGCAAGCAGCAAAGGGAGACAACCCCGATGGCCGCTGAGCAACCCGAGCTGGTGGTGACGGAAGCGGATCAAGCTCTGGCTAAACGCTTCTGGCGCATTCATCCGAATGAACTGCAGGAGATGGGCCTGTACCGTGAGCAGTTTTACGCGCGCGAGATAGCAAAGCACCGCCTCTCATCCGAGCAAGCAGCAGCACAAAGAGCGCTGGAGATGGCGGCGGAGGTGGCGCAGGGGAAATACGCCGATCATCCATCCACCACGATGCGTGCCCACAACTATAAGCACGCCGGGAGACGCATCGCGGACGCCATCCGCTCCATCCCTCTATCCGATGTGGTGGGGAAAACAGATGCTTAGGGCGATGCCTTTCAGGCCCGCGCTGCCACCCCTTCGGGGCTCAGCCCGCTACGCGGTCTTCGGCCAAGCTGGCATCACTATCGCGGGGCACGCATGACCGTTCATCCTCCCGACCTGATGCGCAAGTTGTCGAAGAAGATCGACCAGCACAAGGCGGTCCAGTTGTCCCCCGACGAGCTTGACTTGCTTGTCGAGTGCGGGGCTTTTGAGCGCGTCTGCGATGCCGCCACGGAGTTCCAGAGGAAGCAATGCCGAGAACGAAGCGCCCGAAGCCGCTCTATCAGCGAGGCCCCTTCAAGCTCTACCCGCGGGAGGGCCGGAACCACGAAATCGTCTGGTACGACGAGCAGCGGGGCCGCGAGCGCAGCGCTAGCACGGGCACAGCAGATGACGACGACGCGAGGCTAGAGCTTGACCGGCACTATCTCTCCACACAGGGCGTCAAGCACTGCCGGACATGCGGCCAGGTGCTCGTCGGCGAGCACGCGCCTTTGGTGGCTGATGTGATCGCCGACTATCTGGTCACGATGGAGGGGAAGGCGGGGGAGAAGTCCGCAAGGGGTAGACTCGCCCACGTGGTCGCCTACCTCGCGGACACCGACGCCGAAATCACCGTGCCGCAAGTGACCGAAGAATGGATCGAGCGGTTCCGCAAGTGGCTGCTTAAGCGGCCCGTGCTGTCCCCCAAGGGGCGCAAGCTGCGGGAGCGGTCGATTGGCGCGGTCGAGGGAAGCGTGATGCAGCTCGCCGCGGCAATCAACAAGCTGCCCAATCACAAGGCGCTGTTCCGGGCGCGCAGCCTGAAGGACGTTGCCGCCAGCCCCCGCTACCGGGCGGACATCGAAACCATCGCGGCCATGTTCCGGTTCGCGCTCGCGCGGGAGGATCGCCACACCCTGCGGGCATACTTGCGCGGCGCCGTCGCTACATGGGCGCGGCCCGATGCCCTGCTGGAACTGACTGACAGGCAATGGATCGCAGGGGCCGGCGTGCTGGACCTGAGCCCCCCAGGTCGCCACCAGACGAAAAAGCGTCGGCCGATAATCCCGATCGCTCGCCAGTTCCGCCCCTACCTGGACGCACTGAAGGGGCAATACCTGCCCGTCGTCACGCTGCGCCACGCTTGGGATCCGATGCGGAGGGCGCTCGGCCTTCCCGGCGAACGGGAGGCGGGTGCCAAGCTCATCCGCCGGTCCATTGCGACCATCGCGCGGCGGAAGCTCGGTGAGGAGCGCTGGGTACAGGGGCAGATGATGCTCGGCCATGTGAAGGCGGAGATCAGCGACATCTACGCCATCCCCGATCCTGCGAATCTCGGCGCTGCGCTGGCAGTCACCGAGCAGATCATCGACGAGATCGAATCTCTCGCACCGGGCGCTTTTACCGCAGGTTTACCGCAAAACGGAGTTGCCAAACCGGCGCTGAAAGTGGTAGAAAATGGCTGATTTCTGCGGTGGAGCGGGCGAAGGGAATCGAACCCTCGTCGTAAGCTTGGGAAGCTTCTGCTCTGCCATTGAGCTACGCCCGCAAAACCGTTGATTTACAACGATAATTATCGCTTTTCCGGTGAAGTCTTCCAA